GGCGGTGCAACAATTGATAACGTAAGAATAGGTGTTGCTGGTGATAATGAAATTGATACTTCCACAGGAAACTTAACAATTGATTCTGCTGGTGGAACCACAACAATTGATGATGATCTGAGCGTCAATGGTACTTTGGGAGTTACTGGTGCAACAACTCTTAGTTCAGCAACATTATCAGGTCTTCTAGATGCCAATGCTGGAGCAACAATTGACAATATTCGTATTGGAATTGCTGGCGATAATGAGATTGATACTTCTACGGGAGACTTAACAATTGATTCTGCTGGTGGTACTACAACGATTGATGATAATCTTACTGTTTCTGGAACTACTACACTTAATTCAAATGTGGATGTTTCAAATAATCTTCGTATAAGAGTTGGAAATGCTTATCTATCCTCTGGCGATGGGTCAAATTATACGCATTTAGCAAATAATACATGGTGGAATGGTACTAATTGGGTTTCTGATGGAACTCCTGGATGTGCATTTCAACAAGATGGAACAACACATAGATGGTATACTCATGATGGGGCAAATAATTTCACTGTAAGAATGATTCTTGATCCAAGTGGCAATCTCAGTGTAACTGGAGACATCACGGCATTCTTTACTTCAGACCAAAGACTCAAAGATAATATTACTCCAATTCCTAATGCTCTTGATAAGGTACTTTCAATCAGTGGCAATACATTTGATTGGAATGAGAAGTCGGAAAAAGAAGGTTCCGATGTTGGTGTTGTCGCACAAGAAATCCTAGAAGTACTTCCAGAAGCAGTAACCACTAGAGATAATGGTTATCTTGCAGTTCGTTATGAAAAACTTGTTCCTCTATTGATTGAGGCAATTAAGGAACTCAAAGCAGAAATCAACGAACTTAAAGGAGTTAAGTAAAGATGACACTACAGGCATCAGGACCTATTTCCTTCTCTCAAATTTCGAATGAGTTTGGTATACCTACAGGAAAAAATCTAGGAGCTTACCGAGTTAGTCAAACTGTTGGAACATTATCAAACCTTCCTTTAGATACTGGAATTCCACAATCAGGTCAAATTGGATTTAGTAATTTTTATTCCAAAAAATTAAATGTTGTCGTCGATCTTCATTCAATTCCAAACTTTTCTACAAGACAGACAGCTCGTGTTAGATATAATAATCAAAATGTAACCGTGATTGGTGGATTTAAAACTAGACCACCAAGTAGTGCAAATACAAGAGTTATTATTAATGTAAATAGTATTATTGGTTCTGATTTAGGTTCAATTAATAATGTCGCACTGGCAACTGGAGGATGGGAAGGGAATACGCAATTAGAACTTGAAATTGGTCCAAGTGGGCAACTTTATGGTTCTGGAGGAAATGGGGGAAAAGGAGCAGATAGTAGCCTTATTAATTCAACCCCAGGTGGTAATGGAAGTAGTGCCTTAGGAATTCAATATCCAACTGTTGTTACAAATAGAGGTTACATTCAATCTGGTGGAGGTGGTGGTGGTGGTGGTTCTTGGACCAATCAATCAAGAAGAACAGGGTCTATTACAAGACGTAGAACAGAAGTACGTACAGCGGGTGCTGGAGGTGGGGGAGGATCTGGATTCCCCGGTGGTGCAGGCGGCGCTGCTGGCGGCGGCGCAAGTAATAATGGAAGCCCTGGTGGAGGTGGTGGACTTACACCCGGAGGAGCTGGCGGTGGTGCCGGAAATTTTGCCGGTGCTGGTGGATCTAACGGCGGCAATGGTGGTAATGGAAGTGGAAATGTGGGAGGATCTCAAGGAAGAGCAATTATTATCTACAATGATGGAAGCGGAACATCTATATCAAATGTCGGGGGATCCATAGTTGGACCAATAATTTATAACACTAACCCTACTTAATTAATAAACTCAATAAATACTTAAAAAGTCTCCGAGATGGCAAATTATAACAAGTCATTTAACTTTAGAAATGGAGTTCAGGTTGATAATGACAACTTTATTGTAAATGCAAATGGTCTGGTTGGAATTGGAACATCAATTCCTAGAGAGTTTTTGGATGTTCACGGAACCGCAAAGGTTACTGGATTAGTTACGGCAACGAATCTGACAATCACAGGAATTTCTACTTTTTATAGTAATGTAAGGGTTGGTTCAGGAATTACACTTAATGCCTCTACGGGAATTGTAAGTGCCACGGCATTTTATGGAAGTGCCGTTGGATTGACTAGCATTTATGCAATTGCGGTTGATGGATGGTATATTAGCGCAGGAACTATTTCCACTACATCAAAAGTAGGTATAGGAACAGATATTCCAAATTATTCTTTACAGGTGGGTCAAGATCCTATTACTGGAAATGGATTATCTATTGATGCACTTACTGGAAATGTAAACACAACTGGAATACTAACTGCACCTAGTTTTGTTGGAAACCTAACAGGAAATGTAAATTCAAATGGTATTTCTACTTTCTCCACACTTAAAGTAGGAACTGGTGTCACAATTAGTGGTGGTATTGTTACGGCAACTAGTTTTGTTGGAAACCTAACTGGTACTGCCTCCACAACAACCAATATACCAAATTTAACGGGTGCGATTACATCCAATAATACCACAACATCATTAGGTTCTTTTACATCATCACAATTAGCAGCGGCACTATCTGATGAAACTGGTAGTGGTGCGAATGTATTTGCGACCTCACCAACTCTTGTAACTCCTGTACTAGGAAGCGCAACCGCAACAAGTATTGTTGTTGGTAGTGGAGTTACAATTAATTCTGGAGGTATTACTGCTTCTGCTGGTATTGTAACAGCATCTAGATTTGTTGGGCAACTTACTGGTAATGTAGTTGGTATTGCTAGTACGGCAAGAGATTTAACTTCTGATGCAAGAGTAAGTATTACACATATTGCATCTCAAACTTCTTCAATTGGAATCTCAACAGTTTCCACCAGACTTTATGCAGAATCAATTGGAGTAGGTACAAACTCTCCTTCTTCTGATATTCACATTAGAAGAAGTTCTGCATCTAGATTACAAGTTACGAGTGATACTGCAGAAGCAATTGTTGCAGTAGGTAGAGACATAACTCTTACCGGAAGTAATGGTGCTCTAAGGTTTGGAAATACTTCTGGTCTATATCCATCCAGTACAACTAAGTCTTTAGATATTATTAATTATGATACTGGAAATTTGAATTACTATTTACATTATGGTGCTGCTGGAGTAGGAACTGGTAATTTTAATTGGTTGTATGGACCAGATTCTTCTAATATCAGTAGTCCATTAATGACGCTAACTTATGGAGGAAATCTTGGAATTGGTGTTACGAATCCTACAAGTAAACTTCAAGTTTCTGGAAATGTAAGTGTTTCTTCTTTAAATGTATCTCAAAATATTGTTGCAACTGGAGCAGCAACCAGTACGAGTGTTAGAACACTTTATATTTTAGAAGGTCAATCCGGACTTCTTGATGCTAATGGAAATCAAATCATGGGTGGAGGTGATGAAAATGTAAATGCAACTTCGGGAATATCAACTTTCTTTGATATTAATGTTACTAATCATGGATTTTTTGACCAAAGAATTGGTATTGGAAATACAAATCCATTACAACCTTTACATATTGGTGGTGATTATTTAATCAATCCAGAAGATGCCGTAGTTATTAATTCATCTGGAATAGGAATTGGAACAACTTCAATTAGATTTGGTCTTGGTATTGATGCCTCAGAAGTAGACACAGTTTTTGGTACAGTCGGTATTGGAACCACAAACGTAGATAATCCCTTAGGAACAAGATTACTGGTAAACGGACCTGCAAGAGTGATTAGTGGCGATGTTTCTGTTGGTATAAACACTTCTACTGGTTTAATTCTCACATCTGCTAATGGAACTAAGTACAGATTAATTGTAAGTAATGCAGGAGTTCTTAGTACAGTTTTAGTTCCATAGGGGCTTGACATAATCTCTAAATCTCTGTAGACTAGGTTTGTCTCCGTTGAAGATGAGATACTAGGACACTTTAAGAACTGGCACAAGGGGTCCTGTGAGACCCCTTTTTGCTGTTATAATAGTTTCATACGCAAATGAGATTCGTGATTCAACTTCGTCCTCACCAGCAAGATGCCCTTGATGCTCTCCAGCAGCATTCTAAAGGTATTTGTGTGTTCCCTACCGGCGGTGGTAAAACCAACGTTGGTATCTTTGATGCTTCGAAGCAGTTTGAGAATGCCACCAACAAAGTGATTGTTGTGGTTGCTCCTCGCATTCTGCTTGCCGAACAACTTTCTTCTGAGTATCTTGAGTTTATCACGAATGCTGCCGTGATGCACGTTCATAGTGGTGAGACTCATCACTTTGTTTCTACCAATCCTTCAAAAATCAATTGGTTTGTCAATAGCAGCACTCAGAACAAACTGATTTTCACCACCTACAACTCTTTGGGTCAACTTGCCAAGGCAGATGTGGATGTGGATACGATCTACTTTGACGAGGCACACAATAGCATTCAACGTCACTTCTTTCCTGCCGTAGAGCATTTTTCTGCGGAGGCAAAGCGTTGCTATTTCTTCACCGCAACTCCCAAATATTCTACCGTTGTGGGTAAGGCAGGTATGAATGACGTTGATGTTTACGGTCAGATTATTGCCAAGGTTCCTGCTCCTCAACTGGTGCAGAACGGTTATATCATTCCTCCTAAGGTGATTGCCAAGCAACTTCGTCTTTCCATCAAAGGTGAGGATGTGGGTCAACGGGACTGTGAGTATCTGCTTGAGATTATTCAGGATAATCCTGTTGATAAGATTCTGATTTGTGCCAAGACTACCAAGAATATCATTCAACTTCTGTCCGAATCTGACTTTGCCGAACAACTGGCAGAAGAGGGTTATTCCGTGATGCACATTACTTCCAAGCACGGTGCATTTATTGACGGTCAGAAAGTCAACCGTGAGGTGTTCTTTGACACTCTGAATGAGTGGGGTAAGGATGCCGACAAGAAGTTTGTGGTTCTTCATCACAGCATTCTGGCAGAAGGCATCAACATCTCTGCTCTGGAAGCGGTTGTGTTTATGCGTTCTATGGACATCGTGGGCATCGGTCAAACGGTCGGTAGGACGCTGCGCCTGCACCCCCAGGATGCCGCTGGGATCCGCTCTGGTGCCCTTCAGGCGGGTGCTCTGGACTCCTACACCAAATCCTATGGTCTGGTGGTCTGCCCGACCTTTGACAAGGCATCTACGAGCACCGCACAGAAGGTCCAGAACGTGGTGGACATTATCTTCCAGAAGGGTGACGTGGCAATCAGCACCATCACCCGCTGATGTGGTATAATTAGATGATGAAGTTAATTAGATATGAACCAAGAGCAATTAAAAATATATGCCGAACCAATCACATCCTTATACTATGTTAGGACAAAAGTTCCTGAGGATATACTTGAAAAAATAAATGAAGATGTAGATTTTATTTTGGAGAATAAATCTAATCTTAAAAAATGGAATGAATACTTGGCGGGAAATATTGAAGAAGAATATAAACTTTCCACTAAATCCTCACATTTAATTGAGGATTTTTCCATTGAGGTTGCTAAAGGTTATTTTCAAGTAATAGAGGATGAGCAATTAAATCCTGTCAAAAAATTTGACCACGATAGTGATTTTTTTGAGAAGGAAGTTAATTATGAACTTGAAAGTCTTTGGATTAACTTACAAAAAAAATACGAATTTAATCCAAGACATTCTCACGCAGGAGATTATTCATTTGTAATTTGGATGCG